AGGGTCAATAAACATCTTCTTTACCCAGTGGTGTCCTCGTCCTCCGGGGTTTGTTGTAGCTCTCATATACACTGGTAGGTCAGGTGATGTAGATCGTAAACGTGATCTCATATAGTTCCAAGCGAATGGTGTACCCCACTGTGTAAGTTCGTCAAATCCTATCCAACTAAACGCTAGTCCTTGATAGCGTAGGACATCATCATCTCTATCAAGGTAGGACATCCATAGTCTCGCTCCTGATGGAGCAACCCACTGCATCTTTCGTTCTGACCACTTAATACCCTTCCATATTTTAGGGTAGAGTTCCTGACTTTTAAATATAAGTTCTCTTAACTCTTCTGTGGTATGACGCAGTAGTAATCCACTAAATGCAGGGTGTCCCATATAACGTAAAGGATCAGCCAACATTGCGTAGGACTTACCACCTCCTGCTGATCCTCCGTATAGAACTTCTCTCTCGCTTGCTGCTAGAAACTCTGTTTGTGGTCCTTCATTTGGCTGAAAGATAACATTACGAGTTTCTTCTATAGGTAAAAGCTCTGTCTCAAGCAGGGGTGCTTTCTGGCTCTTGCTTTGCTCCTGTTCTACTTTCTTCGATCTCTTCGGCTTTCTGGATCGCCTTTTGGGCATAGTCTGCCCACTTGCGTAAGCTGATAGCTTTGTTCTTTCGTTTTCGCTCATTCTTTAATCTTTTCATTAGACCTACATGAGATATATCTCTGCCACTATTTTTAGATAACCAGTTAGCAACTTCTCTGTAAGAATATTGTTTTATATGTTTTCTTGCTTGGTCTAGTAAATCTAACTCTATCTTTATAGGTTTTAGTAAGTTCTTATCTTCAGGGTCTAACTCATACCCAAACGGTATTGTTCTTGCAATACGTGGTATGGGCATCCACTCGTTATCATCTTTTAAATCTGTAGGCTGTGGTAGTTTCCACTTGCCTAGTGATCTGTTCCTCATTTTTTCTTTTTAGTTACAGAGCCACCTTTGGCTTTTTTTGAAGGATTGCCTATTTTTCTCATTCTGCTTTTAAGTTTTTCTAGTGCCATACCTTGTTTATATAATTTAGAAGGAGATGTTGATAATATTTCTTTAAGAACAGAAGGGCTTATATCAATACCCATTGATTTAGCACGTTTACTTGCTTTTGCGTAGTCTACCATTGTTTAATCCTCTTCTTTGTTTTTCGGGGGCATGAGCATAACCCCACCTGATGTTTCTACCTGAACTTTTTCTGTTTTAATTAAACCAGTTCTATCTAACAGTTCTTTTGCGGCAGACATTCTATCTCGTATACCTAGCTGTGTTGGATCATCTAAACTACTTGTTATTGCTACTGCAGCCTTTGGTGCATTACGAGCCATATAAGATTGAGTAGCTTCTAGTATTTCTTCTTTCAAAGATGCTACAATCTGAGTAGGGCTTACACCATCTGCATATCCTGCAAGCTTTATAGCAGAACCTATATCACCACCTGCCTGATCAAATAGTACATCTAAAAACTTTTGTTGTTTTTCTGTAAGTTGTCTAGTCATTTAACACTTCCATCTTCTTCTAGCTTGTCGTAATCTACTGTTTGGATCTTTGGCAGCCTTTGGAAACTTTTTCATTTGTCCTGCACTTCTAGCACAAAAAGATTTTCTTCTTGCTGCTCTAGCTTTACTTGTAGGTTTACTTTCTGTGACTGCTGTTTTTAGTTTAGATCCGGGATTTTGTCTTCTATACTTTGCAACTCCCTTTGCAGTCATACCTGCACCCTGTTTAGTGGGACGCTTGTCACCACTTTTTATAGACATGCCTTTCATGCCTGAACCTTTTTTTCTAGGTCTTCCTGTCATGTTGTCAGTTGAAAATGAGGACCATCAATAAATGGTCTACGTCCAGAACTCCTACGTAAATCTACGTAAGCATTCATAGCTTGCTCCATAGTGCCATCCCATTTTGCTATGTCATCTATATGCCATGCAGCTCCCCAACAAATTTTAGCTCCAGTTTCTAGTGCTGCTTCTTTCATTGCGTCTGCTATATCATCGTACATTACGATGTCCCAACTTGGGTCACTACCATCGTAAGCCATTAAATCGACAGCGTGTGCTGTTCCGTCTTGTTGTAAAAGGTGTTTAGATTTCATCGTCTGTGATCGTCCTGCATCATAGAGCTTCCGTTGCTCTTCAACAGAACGCACCCCATAGATCACTCCAAAGTCCACGGAACTCACTTCAATGGCACGTTTCACTGTGTCTATCATTAAAGGATTTACACCTTTTAACTTTCCTAAACTTCTATTTGATAATTTGAATGCCATTACTTCTTCCTCATGTTAAAAAATTTACCTGCAGATCGTGTGGCAAAGCTTGCACTTACGATAGCTCCTAACGCTATCTGATACCACTGGGGCATACCTGCAAGTGCAGTAAATCCATCTGCTACTATTGCCCTACCCCATTCACCACAGAAGCTCAGTACTAGAGGAATGCTAAACAAAAGTGTAAGCCATTCGTCTTTCCACGAGGACTGTGATGCTCTCATAGCAGCTAAGTCCCAATCTATCTCACCTGTTGCTTCTTTCATACGAATGGTAGCTTCAGCTTTTTGTATGGCTGTCTTACCCTCTATATAAGAAGACGCTAGACTAGATACAGAACTTAGTATTGTACCTAGCATTATACGCAGTCACATTTATCGTGGCACTTCTTATTCCACAATGCACACCACAATCTTTTAAAATATTTTCTCATCGTTCTTCTCTCTCCATTCTTTTGGGTTCTGATTTCTCTGCTCCCATCCATATGGCGAAACTGCCTGTCATCGCTCCAGTAATCACGGATATCAATCCTGCTTGCTGTGTGGTCAACTCTGGCTGACTCAAAGCCCATTCGATACAACGAATGTAAACACCTGTCATCACTAACATCATAAGTCTTGGTAGTATTCGCCATTTGTCAAGAGTCTCTGGAGTCATCTTTTTCCTTTATAACTTCCTCTACCCAGTCACCGTTATCACCAGTATGCTCACATACCTCACATCTATCATCCTCTATGTGACTGCCACATACTTCACAGGTGGGTTCGTACAACACTAGGTTGGTTCTCCTCGTTTGCCACCTTCTTGCATAAATAATTTTACTGTTTCTTCAGGTACACACATAATCTGCTCTGGTGGTCTGTTGCCATACACTTTAATTAAAGCTCGTGCAAGCTTGAACGGATGATCTCCTATAAACCTCTGACACATGACTGAACTATGAAAGTGTCCGTGATCTAATGGGTTATTAAATATAAACACATCTTTTGTTCCGTCTGTATATACACCAGACATTACTGCTACTATAAACCATGCTTTAGCTATCATTGTCAAAATACCCCATATTATGTAACCTTTCTATAACTTCTCGTTTTCTTAGCAATACCTTTAGGTTGTTTAACGAACTGTTTGCCTTTTCTTGTTCCTTCTCTTTTAGCTTTAGTTGTTGCTGCGTACTCTTGGGGTGATAGAGCTTTGATTGCAGCTGTTGGAAGATAGCGTTCTCCAGTTTGTTTACTCGGCTTACCACTTTTTGTTCTCCATTTTTGCTTTGTCCACGATTTAAGACTTCTTTGACTTTTTGCCAGTGCCATGTTGTCTCCTTAGTGTTTCTTTCGCCTTCTTGGCAAGCCTAGATTGTTCAGCTTTTCCTGCAAACCTAGCTCGTTGTTCAAGAACGGTGAGGATTTGGATCTTCCTCGCATAGGGTTTGTTAATTTTTTTAACTTTTGTAATAGTTTTCTTTGCATCTTCTACCGTAGCGTATTTGATACCTACTGTATCCTTAGGGTTTTCATCTGTGTAGAGTCTTCTACCACTTCCTTTAGGCTTTTTGCCTGTGCCAACCTTAGGGTCAGCCATTATGTATAGCCCCCACCTGCTTTTTTGTAGCGTTGTGCCAGTAATTGTGCTTTTCTAGCAGACCATTGTCCGGGATTACCACCTTTTGACCCTGCTTTGATAGCTGAGAACATTCTTTTTCGCATTTCTGGTTTAGTATAGTTACCTGCTTTATTAACTGTACTACCACCTTTGTTTAATTTTATAGCAGAAAGAGCTTTTGCTTGCCCTGCATGAGCCTTACTAGCTTTTTTTAGTTTTCCTGCTACTTTTTTTATTGTTGCTTTTGCCTTTGCTACCATAGTTATCCTCGTATAAGTTATTAAATACCCTTTGGGTATCCCACACATACTCCGTTTCTTGTTTTGAATGAAAGATTCTTTGGGAAGGTCTAAAGTCAGGTGCGCCTTCTCCTGTTTCGAACCATGCAGGGTGGGTCACTCTGACTCTATTATTAGGTAATGCCACGATATTTCCTGTATACTTACCTGCATCCATCAGTTCTAGTACGTGTGACTGTTTATGTTGTGCAGGATCGTCAGCTATTTCACTATTTGTATAGTCTACAGTGAAGTAATATTTAGCAGGATAGAACTCACCATCAACTTTTGCTATCCAAGGGGCAGGTGTAGCTCTATTTAGTACATACACACTGTGGTCATGAGACATACAATCCCAAGGTTGAGCAATGTACGGTGGCATCTCTTCAGCCCATTGTTCTACAGGAGTGTCTCCTACTAGGGCTGTGATGGGCATTCTCGCCCACATTGCACCACCGTGTACATTTGGCTCGTCAGTATCATCAGATTCACAGCCAGTAAAGATTACTTGAAAACTTAGTGATCTGTTTGGCATTGATGTTACTGCAATAACCATGCAGTGTAAGAACTCACCATGATACTGAGCAAAGTTACAGGTATACTCTCGTCTTACCCATGCTTTAAAATACGGAATGTTACTTTGAAGATATGCCATAATGACATTATTATACTATTTCTTCTTTCTGTTGTCAACACTTCCGTACATTTTTCCTTTTGCCATGCCACCTACTTTGTAAGTAACTGTCATACCACCTGCTGCATAGCCCTTCTTCTTCATTCCACCACGAGCCATGCCCTTCTTTTTCATGCCACCTTTTTGCATGTAACCCATTTTATTTCGTACAGCAGTAGGTAGTTTCTGTAGTCCTGCTTGATTAGCTGTAGGTTTCTTTAGTCCACCCATAGCCATTCCCTTTTTCTTCATGCCACCCATTGCGTAGCCTTTT